CTGAAACATAATTCTGACATCGAAGTCCAATCGCCAACAATCACAGGGCAGCCAGCCGCCTGCGCTTCTACAATCGGGATACCAAAACCCTCACCCATTGATACCAAGGTATGAACGTCAAAGGCATTGTAAAGGTTGTTCATCCATTCATCGGGATAGCCTAAGATGTTCTGATACTGGTCGGGGAAAATCACGTCAATGTTTTCTCGCAGGCCCAGGAACTTACATAATTCAGGTAAATTTACGCCGGCGTATTCACCATGTTCGGAGGTATTGGTATGAATATACATAATCGCATCGCTGTGTTTCTTTTTGAATTGCGCAAATGCTTCAAGCTGTTGCTGGAATGACTTGCGCGAAGGATTGCCCTTATTGGCCGCCACCATCCCAATCACAAACGCGCTCTCGGGAAATTTCACCTTTTTGCGCGCTTCTTTACGATCAATGGGGGTATAAACATTCGTTTCAATGCCGTGCGGCACATAGGAATAATCCAGGCCGGCATCGTTCATCATCCGATTTCCAAACTTCGACATGGTAATGCGGTGATAGGCTTGTTCAACCTTGGCGCGAACGCCAGGCATAAGAGGTTCTGAATCAATTGGAAACCACGGTATCCAACGAAGTTTTTTGGGATATCTTTCAGGTTCGCAGACCCAAGAATCCAAAAGTGAAATCATAATATCAGAACCGGAAGCGTGCGCACCGGCGATATCTTGACCATAAAGATGCAAATATCCTGGGAAAGTTGGAATTCCGTTCCAGTTTAATACCCCGCCTTGTAATCCCGTCCAAGCGGTTATCGTCATTTCATGGCCTGCGGCTACCATACGAGGTACGTTTATCCGGCATTGCACACCATAGCCAGTCTGCCACCAGGGGGCGTTGCTGAAGAAATTAATTTTCATGTTTTGTCATCCTCGTGTGACATCTCCCAAAAGGCGACCGGCAGGGTGGGGAGGAACACCTCTTCAGCCACGTGCGCCTAGCCGGTCGCTTGATTATGATTAGGAACCTGCTTTTCCCATGATGTAGGCGCAGGAGAAGATCGTAATCGCGTTGGTAGCGCCTACGTTATTCTCACGAGCACCAACCCAGTGACCTTCGTCGACGAAAGCGGTAACGAGGGTCAATTCAGCGGGGATACCGGCAACGGAAACGGTAGCGGTTCCTGATTTGGCGATAGTCCCACCGATAGCAGTACCAGCCGTACCAAGATCAACCAATTGTAGGTATGAAGTACCTGAACCTTCACCGGTAACATGGGCGTTCAGGAAAGTAGCCCCGCCGTAACCGGTAGGGATTTTAAACATCGGGCGGAAGTCGTTGGTCAAAGCCCCGACGTTATTGGATACGATATTCACATCACCAAAACCAGCCATGATATCATCTCCTCATTAGCTCGAAGGGGCAGTTGCATCGAAGATCATCTGGATGCCGAGGGCAGGACGCCAAACACCAGCGTCATAGGTAGCTGACATGTTGAACTCAGTACCACGCCGTGAAGCGTCGCGCTCCGGTTCAACAGACGGCGATTTACGCATATCCAACGCAATAGCAGAGCGCGGGAACACGCCACCGGTAAAATCATCCAGTGAGTTCGGGGTGGCCTGAAGCTGGAAAATGGGAACTCCCATAAATTCAGCCGCAAAGCCTGTGCGGGTAATCAGTTCTGCGTAGGAAGGAGCCGCAGTACCGACAGCAGCCCCGGCAATGGAAGCTGCGCGGGCAAGAACAGCCCACTGATAACCATGAATGAACATAGCCAGCGGTACGGAATTGCTCTTGTTGACATAGCGGGCGCGGGCGATAGCAGCAGCCACATAACCCCAGGTAATCGCAGTTCCAGCAGCACCAATGGTTCCACCAGTAAGGTTCGCCATTTCAGCGATTAGATCAGTCTGGATTTTATCACCGGCAGCCATGCCCAACTCAAGGGCACCATCTCGGATGATATTTTCCGGCAGTTCTGAATCCCGGCGGGAATCGGTCACGAAAAATTGAAGTCCGATTTCGTAAGGGGTCAAGGACTGACCGGCTGAAGGCGTGAAGGCACTGGAAGTCAGATCATCGGATTCAGCGACCACGACGGCGGCAGCCTGGTTGTACTCATATCCAGTACGGATATTCATACCTTTCATGTCACCAAAAAGGGTGACGTAATTCTGCAATGTATAGCTCTCGCGAACGTGGAACATCGCCATTTCTTGAATAGTTGTCGCAATAGCACTAACATCGCTCCATAAATTAGCGGTCATATTTTATACTCCTGGTAAAGGCCCTCCCTGCAAGAATGCCTTACGCTGTGCATCGGTAATGGTGGCATCGTTGGGAGGCGGATTGGTAACGTTAAGGTTTGAGACTTTCGGGATCACGGCGGCCAGTTTCGCGGCGTCCACGTCCATCTCTTCTTGAGTTGTGCCGACTAATCGCGATACGAGTTCTGGAGGAAGTTTGGCTTTATCGGCAGCCATGCGCTGCATCTCGCGACGTTTGGATTCCTGTAGTTCCTCTTCCTGCTTTTTGATTTGAGCCTGGAGTTTTTCCAATTCCGATAGCTCGGCTTCTTTGCGTTTCGTTTCAGCGGCTTCGAGTTCATCGGCTTTTTTGGCCTTCGGTTTCAAGGCCTTGTTTTCTTCGCGCAATTTGTCGATAAGTTCTTGCGCTCGCTTGGCGTCAAACGGTTGTCCGTCCGCGCCTGTTTCAGGTTCCACAACTGGGGCGACCTGCGCCCGGGTTGTTAGGGGTGTTACTGTTTCCACCGTCTCAGTGGTTTCTGGCATTGCGATTTTCTCCTATTTATGAAATAAAAAAGCGCCCGCTCTGGTCTCTCAACCAAAGATAGGCGCGGCCTTGCGGCGGGGTCTGATATTATTTAGGGGTAGTTTCAAATCCAGCATCCGTACTTTCCTTGCATATACATCCGCTGATACTACCCCGCAATACAATTATACACTTTTAGGAATGATTGTCAATAGAAAGATACCTCTTCTTTATCGCCGCTGCTATTGCGATAATTGAACGGTAGATGATTTCCCAAAAGGCGCGGTCGGTCATTTATTATCCATAAACAAAAGAGCGGACACTTCCGCAAGATGAACAGGTTTCTTTTTCTCGTGCGTTTGGTCGTCCGCAATAATCACATTTCCATTCGGTAGCGGTATTAATTCTCGAACTGAAATCCCTGCTTGTTGTTTCAATCAGCGGGCCAATTCCGACAAGGTCGATACTCATTTCTACCAATCTTGTGGTAGGTAAATAAACAGGGTCTTTATTCCATCCTTCTCTAACGTCTACATAATCACATTTGTGATTAATCGTAAAACTTCTTACCATAGACGTCAATTCCATTACCGATCCGTCCGGTTTCTCGATGAATACCTTACACGTTTCTCCGGGGTTTATCATTTCTTATGGCCTCCCAACCATGAATAATTATAGCACTTCACCAACCGAAATACTACTCCCCCGGGATTGATTTTAGGGATGCTGCGGTTCTCATTTGTAGATATTCATATGCTTTTTTTATGATGTTAGGATCATCGAAAAATAAACCGATAGCCATATTACATTTCTGACAAAGTATTCCCCTAACGGTATTTGTGGTATGGTCGTGATCTACGTGAAAACAACCAACTCCCATTGGTTTATCTATTCCGCAAATAGCACACTTACCGTCCTGTTTTTTTAATATTGCATTGTATTCGTCTAGCGTTATTCCATACCATCTCTTTAGCTGGTTATTTCTACCCTTTTCTGGATTATTCAAACGCCATTTTTCTGAGCGGGCAGCCTGCTTTTTAGAGTCCTTCGCATATCTAGCTCTTGCACATGCGTTTATTTGCTCTCGATGTAATTTGCGCCAGGCCATCTCGCTCTCAGAGCATTCCTTCCTGTGCCCTGAGCGATATATTTTCTTTTTTTCTGCAAGTTCTTCTTTGTGGTCTTCTCGCCACTTTTTATAGTATGCCGATAATTCTGATTTAGTTTTCATAATAACCACTCTCCAGAAGTGGTGGGTAGAATAACGTCTGGAGCGCTACCCTACCCATATATTATTATATCATTTTATTATGTCCTTGAGCGGTTTTTCTACAAGCATATTCCCGAACGTGTCAGATTGATAATTATCGATTATGTCTTGCAGCGCGAAGTCTCCATTTTTCCACCCATAAAATTTACCGCCCAATACTTCCTTTTGGGTTATCTCGTTTTGATTATTCAGCCATGTTTCTCCGGTAGTGCTAATAGGATTATCTGCTCCAACAACCCAGGGAAGCGGACTACATCTGCAATTATAATGGGCGTCCATTGTTTCATCGAGCGAGTGAACCGTACCGCTTTCTGCAACACACACTGGGCAAGTCGCGTCATCTAATTCTGCCGACCAAATCCACCCCTGTACTACTTCAGAGTTTGATTTCATTACCTCAAGGTTAGCGCCGCGATAGGCATAAAGCTGAACAGTACGAACATTTCGCATCGAATCAGTTAGGCCCATTCCGTACAAATTGGTGATTTCCTTCGCTATTTCGCGGGGATTCAGTCCTTGTCCTACACGCTCTAAGATCCCATTCGCAATCTGTTCGGCATGATAACCCGATAGTCCATCAATGCGCTGGTATAACGGCCCGTCTTTGCGTAGGTAATCAGCAAGGAACGCCAGCGCATCGGGTGGAGCAGATTTCACCGCTTCGCGCGGCATGTCTGCAATTGAAACGCCTATAGCATCCGCAAGGGCTGCAAGCATCAAGAATTTACCACCTGACAAACCTGATCTACCAGCGACATCCGCCGCCGTAGCCGCTTCTGTTTTCAAATATCCTGAATAGTCCGTTAGTTCCCGCTCGACTTCGCGGATCAGGTTTTTGAATGCCGCCGATTTTGCTACCGTCTGTTTAGTGAGTTTACCGGATGCAAGATCGGCTTCCATTTTTTCTATGAGCGCTTCAATCTCTGGCGTAAGCCGTGAATAGGACTGACCATAAGCGGTAATGAGGTGCTCAAGGACTTTGCTATCCTGCTGCTCTAATTGTTTCTTGAGACGTGACCATTCAGAAAGTAGGGTCATTGATTATTTCTATTATTCCCGGCAAGAAAATCGCGCAAGATGTTACCTCCCAGCGCGTCCCGCTGTGATTTCTCCTTAGCCAGTTTCGCTTGTTCATCGGCAAAGTCATAATTCCTGATCTGGCTGATCGTTTCATCGGACACAATGCCGAGCGCCTTATCGGCGGTCAGGGCTTCGATCTCTTCCTTCTCGTTTACCGGAAGCGGGTCGCCCCAGGTAACGGTGCCAGGGTCATTATTCAGCCCGGCCATAGTCAAGAGATTTTTATTCACGGTGCAAAGTAGATCACCATAAAGCATTTTTTTGGTGTTATTCTTTTCGATCTCATCCTTATACATGATCTTCAGCCCGAAATTGGTTATCGAGCTGGCGTTCTCGCGCAAGGTCTCAGAATCAACGGTCGCGGATATGTCGAATATATCCCGGCGCAGGTCGTTAGAGAATTGGCGGGAGCTGGTAAGATCAGATTCCATTTCAGCCGTCCCCATCGTCACACCTTCACCAAACTCGATGATCTTCTGCGGGGAAATATCAACAACCTGGGAACCGTCTGCAAGGGTAAGACGCGGAAGTTTTCCACCACTGACATATCTAAGCGGAAAGGCGTTATTACCCAGAATGACATTGATATCCGACTGACTGGCGTTGTACCGATCCTGTAATTCGATCACGCCCTCAATATCGGACATGCCATAAACAGACCCCGCCAGTGGTAGATTTTTTGAATGCTGGATGGGTGAGAATGGATAATCCCATTTCGTTTCAGTTGTCTTTATCCATTCGCCCTTAGTCTCTTTGTCTGATTTCTCAGTCCTGATAATCCAATAAGGGATTGGCCTTTGGGTTACATCATCTGAAGGGGCGACATTCTTTTCTGTGATCTCTCGCCAGGCTATTTCACCGTCATTCCAGCGGTAGACATAGGCGGTCACGTTCTCGATGTCATTTGGCGCAGTTTTGATAATCAGGTTTATCGGATTCAAGGCGACAAGGCGCGAATAAATATCGCCGTTCCATTCTCTAGCGCCGGGGACAATCTTAATAAACGGCGTGCCGTAAATCGAACCGAACTGAGCCAGATCGTGAAGTAGAATGTCGCCCTTGTTCGCGGCATACGTGTTGTCGATATACTCGTGCGCCGCCTTGTCCTTGATGTTAAAGTCCACGCCTGTACCTACCAGCATTGACACAGAACGATTGACGATGATACCCGTCAGGTTTGCAAGGACGTTATAATCTTTTCCCAGTGGCGCTGGTTTCAGCGGCCGGCGCTGCCGACCATCGTAATACTGTTTCAGTTCATTCAGCATCTTTTGGCGATTTATGAGAGCAACTTCGTATTCGTCCATCTGCTTCCCGCCGGTGAAAGCCCATGATACTAATGATTGTATTTTTTCCTGGAAATAATTCATGTTGTTGCTCCTTGCCTAAAAATAAAATGGGTTGTCGATTGAGGTGGCTTGTCCCGTTACCTCTAATTCAGTCATCGCCCAGACCTTAGCGTCCAGCCTGTTTGGTGAATCGTCACCTGGAATCCATAAACATAACTCATCTTCGAGGGCTGGGAACGATCCCACATGATGGTCACGGCCTTGCTCAGAAATGGCGCTAATTGGTTCGGCCCGCGTAGCCTTTCCTCGCGAAGCCCAAACTAATTTTACTCTAACAGATGGATCAACTTGTTTTATAACAGCCTCAACCATTTCGCCACCGTTATTTTTTTCGGCCACAATGCAATCAGCTTTATGCCTATGATATGCCAAGACAGCAGCCGTCGCCCACTGGTGGGGACTTCCTTGCATACTATCGTCTGCGAGCGTGTAATAATCTTCGTCGCTTTTGCCGGTAGTAATTATACCAGCTTCATCTCCTCCGCTTGATGCAGTCGGGTCAAGCCCAACAACAACCCTTTCAAGATCAGGATGTTTGAATACCCGTGCCTCTTCGATGTTCTCCCGCGTCCATAATGCGCCCGGTGCTTCATCCACATCCTCGGCCATGATCTCCATCCGGTAGGCAAGACTGGTCATATCCTTTGTAATATCTGTCAATGCCTCTTTGCTCAAGTGGGGGTTGTCGTGACTGGTGAAGTTGAATACAGCCCACCGCCCGGTCGTGTCCTGAGACGCGCGTTTATATAATTTTGCCGCGTGCTGCGGGTCATTGGCCTTGCTTACAGACCGGGAATGAAGTGATGGGGGGGTATAGATAAAAGTGGCGTTCCCGTTGGTGTCAAGCATCATTGGAGCGCCAACCAATCCCCAGGCGTCCTCGTTCATGAGCTGCCATTCGTCGAGATAGAGATCGTCTGCATAATCACCGCGCAGGGTATCGGCGTTCCAGGCCGTCTTTGCTCTAATGCGTTGTTCGGTTCCCGGTAATTCGATGATATGTTCGGTCTCGTTCTTCTTGAAAACCCCAGCCTTGATCGGTTCATAAAGCGCCCGGCAAACAGTCGTCCAAAATCTATCAACCTGTTCAGAAGTCGGAACAGCATAGAGCTGGCGCCTGCCCGAAAGAAATCGCTCCACCGAACAGATGGATATTCCGACCGTCTTCCCGCCTCGCCGGCCGGCACGGACGACCTTGCGCTTGGCCTGTGAATCAATAAATGCCCTTTGTTTGGCGTGCGGATCTGGAAGGTGGACGGTAACGTCAAGAGTCATCGCGCCTCTCGTATTTCACGGTAATTGTGATGCTGCCGTCCGCGTTGACATCAACCTTATCCGGCACTTTCCCGAACGCCACTTCGATAAAGTCCTTCTGGTATTTCTTATCAGTCAGCCACTGATACAAGACCAATTGTGCATTCGTGACCGGCTTGCCATGAATGAGAATCGGTTGCCCGTTCTTGTCAACCGCTTGTTCAGATGCCATTTCAATGGCAAGTGCCCTAAGTTTATCAAATGACTTCGGTCTGCCCTTCCGTGAACATCTCGGATCGCCCTTCACGAATGGTTTTAGATTCTCTAATTTCGGGTTAGGATTAGCCATAATTTACTATATTATCACTATATAACTACGGTTTTTTCGGCTACTTCATATGCTCGATACAACCCCGCTACATCAATATATGAAGATAAAAACCAGGCGGGATGTTTCTCTGTTGGATCGTATTCTCGCAAATAAGGAGATAGGTCAAAACTTCTCTGTAATAATCCGACACGCTCCTTGGATGTCCCCTTCTTTAATTTTGGGTGAAAACAGATAGCGTGAAATAACTTATCTGTTTCCGGCGTCGCCCTGGAAACGATAACTGTTTCAAGTTGTGAATACGCACCTTCGTTGCTGAATGAATGCATAACACGGAGATTATCCGAATCATATATCACTTGAGCTGATAAATCAGATGTAGCCGGGAACAGGGTAACTGGTGCCCACATCAACGGAGTAAGTAATGACGGGCGAAATGGAGTGCTTTGGAATACCAATATTACTCTGTTTTTGGGATTAGCTTTCTTGCAGGCCTTATAAAGATCCTCCCTATCTGATTGCATTTCATGCGGCATATTGCTTATGTTATATGCCATAACAACCGTAATACCGGTAAATTCATCCAGTCGAATATTTTCACGTCCCCATTATACAACTATTTTCCGATTTGCGTCGCAATAAGTGATCATGAGGATGTCTAATGTTAACAACTTGTTAACGATTATAATACCTATTGACATATACCCAACGGTCGGTTATTATATATACATCAAACAAAAGCAGTGCAGAAAACAAGGAGATCGAAATGGAACACACTCACAAACCCCAAAAACTAGAAAACGGCATGACTCTGTACGTATGTGCTTGCGGCGCTCGCCAGCAAAAGAGCAAGATCGTCAACGGTAAAAAAGTTGAGGTTTGGAAGATGGAAAGCAAATCAGAAGAAAACGCTCGCAAACATGCCTACGAAATGCTCCAAACAGAGGGTTACGGATATGGCGAAGATAAAAACGACCCACTTGACTCTCACATGCCAAATCTTGACTAATAATATTTTTTGCCGGGGCTAACCACCCCGGCCCGGTCTCTGGCTGCACCGCCAGACTGATGAGCCGCAGAACGGCGAAACCGGAGGATAAAATGAAATACACAGTCGAAGTAACCAAACACGGTGAAACAATCGAATCCGCGTGGGTCAACGGACAGCGGAACGCCAAAGCGACCGCTAGAGAATACGCGGCAGAATATCCAGATTGCCAGATCTACGTCTCTTGGTTCCGCGCTAGCGACGGCCAGCACGGGTACCTAAACCCCAACGGCGATCACGACATTACCGGCCACCCATGGAGCGCAATCAACCCGGCCGCCCGCGCCCTAGGATCGATCAAGACCGAGA